CTCTACAACTGTGTAAACCTGATCAGTGTCTCCATCATCCAACTGCACAAAATCACCTGCTTTGAATGTGTATCCACTGGCAATGCCTGCTGTGTTTGTTAGTGTGACAACTTGGCTGTTCAGAGTGGCAGTGCAAGTCCAACCTGTGAGATTGGAACTGTTGCCCCTGTACGCACTCAACCAACTGCTGTATCCAGCATTGTTCATTTTTACACGGTTAGGATATACTCTGCCTGCTTGATCAATGGCTTCAATGTAAGATCTTGCAGCAGTCCAACTGATACCATCTGGCATTTTGACTTCAAAACGCCAGACCTGGCCACCACGACTCACACTGCGAATAACATTGCTACGACTGATAGTTTGTCCAACTGTGGCTTTGCGATTGAAGTTTATGCTTTCTGCGTTGTCAAATACCCATTGATACGCATATTCTGTGACTGTTTCTAAACTCATATCTTATCTCCTTGTACCTGATGCACCCCTGCGACCTTGTTCTGTCACAGCAAATATAAATCCAGGATCACGTGCAACCAAGGCCTGGAAACTGGCAGCATCTGTGGCTTGAATGTTGTACGTCACATTTGTTGAGCCTCCCATTGGGCTTACGCTTGCTGGGCCTCCCACAAGTTCTGGACCATTCTCGCCTACCATACCAAACTGACCTGCTCCAATGTTGCCACCATTGGCAAAGAATCCACCAAACAAATCACCAATGCCACTGGCGATTGAGTCCAGGAAGCCACCGCCTCCTCCTCCGCCACCAATGCCACCACCTGATATTAGGCCACCAATGCTGCCAGCAACGCCACTCACAGCATCACTTATGCCGCCAAATACTGATCCCACAGCGTCCTTGACACCACCAAAGATATTGCCAATGGTATCTATAAAGCCGCCTCCTGATCCGCCAGGTGCGGGTGGTCCCATCATACCTCCAAGACCTCCAGCACCGCCGCCAGCAACATCATACACATACATTGGGTTGTTGGCACTTTGTCCTTTGGTAGCACCGCCACCACCTAATCCTCCAAACAGGCCGCCAAACATATCACCTATAGAGCCAGATCCAAATGGATTTGACACTTGCATTATGCTGGCCATTGTTTGTTTGATCTGACTGCGTAAGAGTTCTTCCAGCATTGAATCCACAAAACTCTTCCATTCAAACTTGCCTGTCTTGGCAAAGTCCACAATGAGGTCTTCAATACCAGAGGTAAACTTTTCAAACAAGCGTTCTGCTGTTTTGGCTGCATTGCTGGCATTTTCAACGTATTGTTTGAATGCTGAGTTCCAGCCTGAACTGAATGTTCTTGAACTGTCGTACAGTTTTTTCTGCGAACGCACAAGACTTTCTGTGCCTGCTCTTGCTCGCTTGTAGTAATCTTCCACTTCAGATGGATCAAGATACTGTCTTGTGCCTGCAAGAGCACTGCGGCGTTCTTCTTCTGCACGGATAGCAGCCTTGGCTGAATCATCAGCAGCACGAGCCACATCTCTGTATTTCTTTTCAATGTCCAGCAGGCCAATGTCTGCTGTTTCTCTTTGTATGCCCAGCAGTTTGTCTTGTAGTTCGTATTCTGTTTTGAGATCAAACAATCGTACAGATTCTTTTTGTGCAAACTTTTCTTTGGCTTCAGCCAGTTTATTAGTAGCATCAGTCACAGCAGCCAGTTGTGCTTGGCTTTCTGCAAATACTTTGTTTCTTTCTTCTTCTGTGAGTTTTTCGTTGCGAACTGCCTCACGAGCACGAATCTCAGCCAGGGCTCGTTGATCTGCTGCTGACGCAATATCCATCTGTGCCTTGAGTGTGTCGCCAACGCCAATCTGATTCATTTCTTTTTGTATTTTTAAGAGATCATCTTCAGCCTGGATGTTTTCCTTGATGGCAAATAATCTTTCTTCTTCAAGTTTTTTGGCTTTGGCAAGATTACCAATCAGTTGAGGCAAGCGTTCACCTTCAGCACGAGCCAGGGCTTGCACTTTGGCAATCTCTTCGTCGTACACCGCACCCAGGCCTTTATCTCTAAGTTCTTTGCTCATTGAAGCCTGTGCTTCACGCAGTTGTTTCACAGCGTCATACGCACGATTGGCAAGAGCAGTTCTTGCGGCTTCTAAGTCATTGGCTTGTTTTGACTGACCAATCGCAATGGTTTCCAGTTGGATGTTTTCTGATATCCTGCGACCATTCTCTTTGAACTCTTCACCAACCTTGCGAACGCCACGCACAGCATTATCAAATGCACTGGTATCAATGGCTCTGTTGATGGCTTTGGCTTGTTCTTCTGATGCCGCAGATGCTTTATTTGTTTCTTCTTTGAGTTTTTTAGTAGCAGCCGCTGTTTCTTCTGACTTCTTACGCATTGATTCCAGGGCGTCTCTGGCCATTAGAAACGGTGTGCCTAATCCTTTTGGATCAGTAATATTAGCACCAAACAAGTTTAGCAGACCAGCAATAGCATCAGTTGGTAGATTGAGCAGGGCACCTGCCATATCCAGGATACCTTCTGTGACACGGCTTAAAGCATTTAAAGCAATGCTACCAAAATCATCAAACAACTGAGTTGCTGCATAAATGCCAAGACCAGTTGAGATTACCAGGGCTATTGCTCTTAAAACAGTTAGCAATGCTCCCATTGGTCTAAACACACTGATAAACTTTGTTCCTGCGGCTGCAGCCGCTGCCTGAGCACCAGTAATGAATTCAAATGCTCTTCCTATTGTGCCAACTGCTCTAACTATTAGCAATAATGGTCCAACAGTAAATGCTGTGACCAGGGCAGCAGCAGCAATCTTGATGCCAGCAATAAGATAATCCATATTCTTGCTGCCAGCCTCTGTGGCTGCATTAAACTTGTTGATTGAATCAATAATAGGCGAAAAGGCTTCCAGGAATGCCAGTTTAATATTTCCTGCCGCTTTGGCAAGATCATCATTTAACTTTGCAGCACGAGCAATACTTGCAGCATATTTGTCCTGACTGCCTGCTGTTCTTTCTAAGTCACCAGCAAGACCTTTAGCATCAACTGTGCGGAAACTTTTGCCAAACAGATCCATTAGTATGGCAGCACGACGTGAAGCATCTTCAATGTCACCAATGCCTTTGAGTGCCTTGACCATCAGTTCTTGTTCACTGAGAGTTCTTAAATCCTGTAGGCTTATTTTTAATTCAGCAAATGTGTTTTGTGCTTTGAGACTGCCTTGTGCGGCTTCATCTATTGAACGAGTAAAAGTTGTGACACCCTGTGCCAACTGATCAACTTGACCACCATTATCACCAAGTGCTTTTTTAAGTTCCAGCAGCCTGGCTGTGGCAATGCCTGTAGCGTTGGCAAGATCCTGCAGGTCATCAGCCATACGCAAGGCACCAGCACCAAGCCCAGCAAACAATCCGCTGGCAATGATAGTTTTCAATCCTGTCATCCGTTGATGCACAGTGTCAATAGAACTTTGCAGTTTTGTCAGACTTGATAGGCCAGTGACGCCTATGTCTACGGTATATTTTTGTTCACCAGCCATATTAGAGCCTCATAATCTTTCGCATTTCTGCTTCTATGAACTGTTTTACAGGAACAGTCATACCTTTGGGTGCTTGCTTGGACGAGCCTTCATCCAACTTTTGTGCGTATGGATACTTTGCTTGAATGGTATTCTGACTGAGAGTGGTGCTACGACGAGCACGGCCAGAACGAATGGGAGTGTCCTTGACCCATTCTACAAACGCTGCCCTGGGAAGTTTTGCCAACGCCGCTTGCATTTTACGAATGCTGGGCGTTATTGTATCTTTGTCTAATCTAACGGACATCTTTCTTGACCCTTTCAACCATTTCTTGTAGAGTATTTATTGGTATATTGGGTGCTGGTGGTGGCAGTCCTTTGCGTTTGTTTTCGTTCTTGTCTTGCTCGTACTTGTTGTAAGCCAGCACAACATCCATCACCATAAAGTCTAATGTATCAGCCGTGGCTAATACTTGACTTGGAAGCAAATGATATCGTGTGGCCAGGTTGTCTAATACTAAACAACGCCGCAGGTCGTCGCTGTTGGGATCTAACTGGGCGTTGACTACTTTCCCAGGCTTTCAACCACAGTGACGATAACACGCATCAACACCTTGGTAGGCAAACTATCTTCGCCTTTGAGCACAGGGCTTCCATCTTCGTTCAGGATCAATTCACGCACTGCTGAAATAACTGATGAAGTATTGTTTTGATCAATAGCAGCCAGTTTCAAGAACACATCCATAGGCTGGCGATCCCAGGTCCAGAATGTGATTGCTTCACCAAACTCTTCAACGATGTCTGCATCGTCAATGGTGATTTCAATCAGTTGGGGTTTTTTTGCGATTTGTGAGAGTTTCATCTTTAGTCCTTTTTTCTATTGATCAAGTGGTTTATTGCCGCAATGGCAAAGGTCATACGGCCGTTGGCTTTCTGAATGTCTCCAGAGGCACAGCGTATTTCGTTGGTGGATTTGGCTATTTCAGCCAGGATACTTTCCAAGATTTCTTGGTCAGTTTTAGTTTGAAGGATATCCATTGGTCTCTTATCTATAAATCAAAACAAGAACGAACAGGGCTTGTGGCCCTGCTCGCTCTTTAACGACTATTAGCCGTTGTTCACATTATAATCGCCAGTCACAGTCAATGTGACAGGTGATACCCACACAGGTGAGTCTGCACTCACTGTAGGTGCCAAGCCTGTGACATAAGCATTGCCAGTGATGGTTGGTCCTGCGTTGCCACCTGACTCGTCACCCATATACAAACTAAAACCAACGAGGGTTTTGTTCTTGCTGAGTTGGAAAATACCTTGTGCGGCTGCACTGGTAGTAGAAGCACTGTTGGCAGTAGTGCCAAAGAATGTGGCTTTGTCAAGCACACAGTTCATTGACAAACTGTTGGTAGCGGTAGTAGCAACTTGCTGTTTGGAACCAGAGTCAAGTTGTGTCCAGGTGAATACATCATTTGAGTTATTGATGGTCAAGTCCTGAAGTGCGGGCATATTCAATGGTCCTGTGGCTGAAGTTGTTAGAGTCAGAGTTGCCTGGACATTGGCTACGCCTGGGGCTGGATAAATGTAAGCCATTGCGATTTCCTTAGTTTATTTTCATTTCCGTAAAACGGAACACAAACTCTGTGACTAATGAGTCTGATTGAAATGAAGTTTGAATATCACAAACACGACTGACAACGCCAGTTATCTCTGTGGTATTTTTTACATCACGTACTTCAGACACAAGGTCATCATAGTTTGAGGGTTTTTGTTTTGCGTCTACTTGGACGTACACACTGATTGAACTTTCCTTGCGAGCAAGTACAGCCGCATCTAATGTGTTTATCAGACTGGTTTCTACAGATTCTGGCTCACTCACATAGAACACCTTGAAGTTTTTCTCATACAAAGGTTGTCCTGATGCGTTCCAGGGCAGTTCACTGGACACAGCGAATGTGCCCAGGGAAAGTGCTGAAATGCCGTCTATGATGGCCTGTCTCATCGTACTCTCACAAGATTAGTCACGAACGGGTAGATCTCAGCGTCTGTTATGCTTCCATTATCTGAAAAATCATACCAGTCACCTGCGGTCAGCAGTTCGTCTAAAAGCGAGCGATACTTTTCGTTGTAGAATCCCAGTTTTTGTCTTTCCGCTGAATCAGGATTTCCAAAGTCTGCTACTTTTGCTAACAGATATTCACTCAGTGCGTAATACACACATAAGTCTGTGAAATCACCTTGACGTGCCTTTATCAGGAACGGATCCAGGGGTGGAACTGAGACAGATTGAACATATACTACATTGGCAGAACTTCCGCTCTGACGAACATAATAACTCTTCCACCAGGCACTTGAACGCAAAGCGTCCAGGATTCTGGTGGTTGAGCGGATCAATGCTTCTTCTACAACATCTTGAGTCAAGCCTTCATTAGCACTGAACAGGCGACTGTCCTTTGCCACAACATCATCATAGTCAGCGAAACTATAAAATGTAGAACCTTGTGTTATGAAAGCCATAATCTGATTGTCCTTTTAAGACAATGAACTGTCAAACTTCAAGTGGCGACCGTAGCCGTCTTGAATTTCGCCCACGCCGTAATAAGCACTGCACACAATGTCATCACCCAAGTACGAAGCACGACGCTGAGTCTCAATCTTGATGTCACCAATCATACCAAGACCCAGAGCGTCACGGTGGAAAACAGCACCAGGGAAGTCACCAGCGTTGGTCACATAGTCAATGTTGCTGGTTTCATAGATTGGAATACCAGCCAACATACCCACATAGCCCATACGCATTGCTTCATTGCCAACATCACCATAAACACCACCCAATGCGAATGGAGTATTACCGCTTGTGGTCAATGCTGCCTTCAAGTCATACGCGATTTCTGGGTGTAATACGCAAACCATTCCGTCTGTAGGAACAGCATTGGCTTTGAGTGTAGCAACTGCTTTGAAAATGTCAGCGGGTGTGATGACTGCTGTATAGTTGCCATAACCTGCGGCAAAACCAGGAAACAATGCTGTCAAGTCTGAGTCCATCTTGCGAGCAACTGCTTCGCCAAATAGTTTGCCCAGGTCAGCAACAACATTAGAGGCTGCTGAAGTGCGAGCCAAGTCAGTAAGCATTGTGCGGATAGCAACGGTGCTTACAGTTAGTTGTGCTGTGTTGGTGCTAACAGCAGTGTTGGTCACTTCATCACCTTCAGTCACAGCGGCTGCTGTCTGAATAGGATAGATAGGCACATTGACATTTTTACCTTGACCAGCGGCCAAGACATAGTTTTTTACCAGGCCACGCATAATGCTTCGCTCTGAAGCGACAAACATTGCTTCCTGGATGATCTCTGGTAAGAGGTCGTTTAGGGTTGTAGTAGTTGAACCAGCCATATTATATTCTCCTTGAATTTAGGCTAAACCTGCAGTCTTGCGGTATTCCGCGTAGACCTTACGGTGTTCTGGATTTTTCATATCCAGTTTTGTTATGTCCACCTTGGAAGGTGAGCCGTTTGATATGTTGGAACGACCATTGGTAGTTGCTGGTG